CGCCTCTCTGATGGTTGGAGTTAATAACTTTAATTTTAGTGGAAGGGTAAATGATTCCTTTGGTGGGGTAGTGTTTGTTGCTCCAACCATCAGTGAGGCGTCTGGTACATCAGGTGGTTCGCTTGTGGAGGATGTCAGATCAATTAAGTTTAGAGCTCCCAAGTCATATGCAGCACAAAACAGATGCATCACCACCAACGATTACGAAGCTGTTGTAAGGAGTGTTTATCCAGCTGTGGATGACATTTATGTGTATGGTGGAGAAACATTAGACATCCCTGAGTTTGGTAGAGTTTATGTCGCAGTGAAGCCCACATCAGGCATCACCCTTAACACCACGACAAAACAATTCATTAGGCAGGCACTGGAACCATACAGAATTGCAACGATCGACATTAAGTTTGTGGATCCAGAGGTGCTTTATCTGGAGAACAACTCACTCATCTATTATGATGACAGAAAGACTAATCTAGATGCAGCAGGCATCATTGGTCAGGCAAGAGAAGCACTTCAAAAGTATGCCTCATCTCCTGGCGTGTCAAGGTTTGGTGGAATTGTTAGATACTCCAAGATCGTTGGTTTGATTGATGACTCTGATGATTCAATCACTCGTAACATCACATCCATCAGGATGAGAAAGAATATGACTGCGGTTCTAAACACCAGAGCATCTTATGAGGTGTGCTTTGAGAACAAACTTGACATCAATTATCACGACCCAGTTATTATGACAACTGGATTCTACATCGATGGTTCTGAAGAGATTCATTACATTGAGAATGTAATACCAAGTTGTAACGATCCAACAGATAATCTTATGGCGCCTCTCAAACTTTATTACATTGACGAACAGAACATTAAGATTCCAGTGGATAAAGAATTTGGGACAGTTAACTTTACGACTGGGGAGTTACTTTTTGGTCTTAGTAACCCAATCAATATAACTGGCACAGTGTTAAAGGATAACCTTATTATGATAAGGTCCATCCCATTCAATAATGGACAACTGATTGAGTCCAAAGGATCTGTTTACCTTGACTTTGATGTTGCCACCTCAACTATCGCGGCAGTAGTCGACGGAGTGATAGCACAATGAATCCTAATCAAAGAGTCCACCCATCAGATCAGGTAGAATCATTCCTGCCAAATTATATCAACGAGAACTATCGTAAATTTGTTGACTTTATGTCGACATCCTTTGAGGCAGAAGAGCGAATCGGGTTTAGTCAGGATTTACTTCTGAACCTAGATTTGTATCGTGACTTTGATACCTATAAGAAAGAGATTGTTACACATTCAAGATTGAGTGACAATATCAATCTCGATCAGACAGAATTAACTGTGGATGATGGGACTGGATTCCCCGAGAGAGATGGCGTGGTCCTTATTGGTGAGGAAGTTATCCTGTATCGCTACAAAGATGGAAGAGTGCTCACAGGACTTCTCAGAGGGGCACCTGGGTCAACACGGTTGCCTTCTTATATCAAACCAGGTGAGTATCTGAACTCTGTTCCGGCATTTCATAAAGCAGGTGACAGGGTTGAGAACTTGTCGTCATTGGTTCTGACATCTTTCCTTGAGACGATTCATAAGTCTTACACAGAAGGATTAGTTTCATCTAATATTGACAAACAGGTCAACAGATCAACTCTGCTCCAGAGGATTAAGGACTTCTTTCAATCCAAAGGAACTAAACTTGGTATTCAATCACTCTTTAAGATCCTGTTTGCTGATAAGGATGTTGATGTAAGTTATCCTGGTGATTTGATGCTAAAGGCGTCTGAATCCACCTTTTATGAATCATTGGTTGTACGAACAGTCCCAGTTTCACCTCTCCTCAGTGGTATTGATATTCTACAGAGATACGAATTACCTGATAAGGTGCTTGGACAAAACATGCGCCTTTATTCTTATAATGATGACGAGGTTTATGCAAGAGTCAGTTGTGATTATGTAACCTCTTATCCAATTGAGTCTGAAGTACAGTATGACATCACAATCGACAAAGAGAAAGTTGTTGGTGATCTGGTTGTCAATCCAAGCACTCCACTCACGCGTGAGTTGGAGGTTCCTGGAACAGTAACAAATAATAACAGAGATGTGTTTACTGTTACAGTTCAGTCAACATCAGGCTTCCCAAATCGTGGACACATTATCATCAATGATGAGGCAATCTTTTATGCCTCTAAGTCGTTCAACCAGTTTTTAGATTGTAGAAGAGGTGCAATAGGTGTTCCTGCCGTCCACTCCATTGGTGAGATTGTTTATGGACCTTATTATCTTGAGTCTGAGAGAGAAGAGGATGGGTTAGTTTATAAGACTCGTTCTTTCCCCACAGGACTTGTTGAACAAGTTAATGTAGTTGATGGCGGTTTGTTTTACACCACTGATGACAAAATTCATCATGACAAACCAGGTAAGGATGACCCAAGAGAAACGATCCTGGAAAGTGTTGTAGAGAATTATAATTACGATTTGGTACAACAATACTCAATGACCGAGATGGAGTATGTCGGTAATTATGTTGCCGGTGTGAGTGGTGTTTTCTTTGATGACAACATTGTTTATGTTACATCAACAAATCTACCATATTATTCAATTGGTAAGTTTAGTAGTGATAAGTCAGTTGGACAATCAATTTCTGCTCAGACATTGATTCATGCCATTCCAAGAAGGCATGAGATTCAGACACTAGAGTATAAAGTAAAGAAAGGTAACACCAGACTGGGAATGTTTGTTGATGGTGTTTCAGCTATCAGTTGCAATTCCTTCAATGAGATTGTCCAAGGAAGAATCGTAAGGTTTAACATTATCTCACATGGGGGGGATTATGTCAATCCAACTGTCCTTATTGAACCTAATAATTCACAGGCGAAGGCGATTGTGGATAAGGGGAGAGTGGTTGCGGTTGAAGCTACAACAGCTGGTGATTATGATTATGAGCCAATCGTAAGAGTAACCTCAGGTGATGGTGCAAAGGTTGAACTGAGGTTAGATCCTTTTGGTAGAGTCTCTGATGTACAAGTGGTTGACAGAGGACAGAATTACATTGATGTTCCAACCATTGAGTTGGTTGACGACACAGGTGTGGGACGAGGTGGACAGTTAAAAGCAAATGTGTCTGGTGGTGAACTAATCAGTGTGGACATCATTGGTTCTGGTATTGATTATGGAATTGGAACTTATGCCATCATCAAATCAGTTGGATTTGGTGCTGAGGTAGCTGCAGTCGTTGAATCCTACACCTTTGACAGATTTCAAGAGGTACTGGATAATCCAGAGTGGGAGTTCGATAAAGGGATGGGATTCCTTTATGAGGATGTTAATAAGGTTCGTAACTTTTTTGGTTATGTTGCCTCTCCAACTGAGGTAAGGAGAGACTTGGGTGACAATGGAGTCAATCATTCTCCAATCATTGGATGGGCTTATGATGGAAACCCAATCTATGGTCCTTTTGGTTATGCCAATGGAATTGATGACAGACTTGGTGTGGAGAGACAGAGATCTGGATACATTCTAAACACATCTAGAAAACAGTCGATTCCTAATGAAGGTGATGGGTTTACTCCTGGTCTCAATCCACCTACAGAAGCAGAGTACCCAATAGGTACCTTCATAAATGATTATTCTTACAGAGGTAGAGTTATCTCTGGAACAAAAGGTCTCACAAGTGAACTGGATGAACAAATCCAGAATGAGGTTTATGTTGACATTGAAGCTGAGACTTTAGGTAGCGCATTCACACGTGGTGCAGCTGACACTTACAGTGGAAACCTGGATTCGTTTAATGGTAAGCATTGTAACACACCCGAGTATCCTAAGGAGTTATATCCAAATGGTGTTTACTGTTATTTTGTGACAGTGAATGCATCAGGTGTACCTGTTTATCCCTACATCATTGGTGAGTCTTTTAATAATGCACCTATGTCTCAGAGAATAAGAGTTGTAGATAATACTGATCAAACCTTTGGTGATTTAAACTTCAATCCAGACTCATTTGATGAGACTCGGTTGACTTTAGATTTTAGTCAAGTTGAGAGATACAGAAATCCTTACATTTCAACCAGTGCCAATGAACTGAAATTAGAAATAAATTCAACTCAACCCGGAACAGTGTCCGAGTTTCATTTTACTTCTGTATCTGGTTCTAAGAACAAGATGTTGGGTGACCTAACTTACATCAGTCAGGTGATGTCTAATGGTTCTGGAGCATTCGGTATTGTTAGTGATCTTACTGGTGAGTATGTAAGAGAAAACGAAAATAACTGGATACAGTCAAAAATTGTTTCTCACAGACAGCAGATTGATATGTCAAACAACACTTATAACACATATGTGTTTGTAAAGGGGACAAAGATCCGTACAACTTCTGATGCAGTGGCGATCGTAAGCAGTTATGATCCAGCGGCAAAATTATTAGAAGTTCAAACAATAACACCTAATCTGGTTCAAGCTGGAGATGTATTCTTAGATAACAGAAATGCAATTGCTGTTACAACCACAAGAGATCTTGAGGTTACAAATCTCATAAGAAGTCTGTCACAATTTACTATCACCACCGAGGATG